CGAATCTGCAAGCACAGGGGCTTAAGGAAACTTAACATGCAGATGCCGTTTATCGGCGGGTGAACCTCCTCTCCAACTCCATTGTTCGCATTGGGGAAGGGGGGTCTTTGGGGTGAATTTAACGTAAAAGCCCCAGCGGGGCAATTAACGAGGAGGTGACGCAGATGACGAAAGGGCTGACAACATGGAAGATTGATCAGTTAATAAAAGAGAACGAGGTTTTATCGTCAGGTTTAAACTTTGACAGAAATAACTTCAACGACCCGTATGAAAGAGAAATTGAGAGGTTGAGTGTGATGCGGGTTTTTGTCGAGGCGGGTGTTCCGTTTGAGTTGGACGCAAGCGGCGGCACGATCTTGATAGAGGGCAAGTATGTGTATGCACTGCGCAGTAGGAAGTGGAGGGTCAAGGGAAGTGCTGTTTGGTATAGAACCCGCAGTCCGGCGGATTTTGTGAAGCGGTTTATAAAAAAAGCAACAGAAGATAAAAGATTGCGGGAGATAGAACATTCCGCATCAATGTTTTAACAAAGGAGAATGACGATGAGAATATATTTAATCGCAAGCAACAGGGGCGTACGTCTTGTGCGTGCCAACACAAGAGCGCAGGCTTTGAATCATGTAGCCTCGCAGGAGTTGACGGTCAGGGTTGCATCGCAGGATGATTTGGTCAAATACTTACAAGAGGGCAACACAGTTGAAACGGCAGTTTCGCCCGACCAAGGTAAGCTGGACTTGGTGTGATTGTCAACATGACCCCATCAGAATCTGCAATAGCGTTAACCTTAGCGGTGATGAGAAACACCACTGCGCGGGTTAATGGAGTAACAGATAAGCAGATGGGAAAGCAAGACCCAATAGAGATAGATCGGGACGGCATCCTTGCGGAGATGGCATTTGGGAAACAGTTCAACCTGTACCCCGATTTGTCCATCTACCCCCGCAAGGGTGGCGCTGACCTGATCACCCATCAAGGCAAGAAGATCGACATCAAGGCTACCCGTTACAAGACTGGAAGACTTTTGATTCACATTGACAAGCCCGTCGAAGAAGTGGATATTTACGTGCTTGGCATTGTTGACGGAGACAACGTTGACTTTGTTGGGTACATCAAATCCGCAGATGCAATCCAACCACAGAATTTAAACGACTTGGGCCACGGCGCAGGTTATGTAATCGAACAAAACAACCTCAGAAAATTCAAGGAACAAAATGGAAACTGATTTAAACAACATGACGATGCGCGACCTGTTCGCCGCGTTTGCTTTGGCAGGGATGCTGTCTGGAGACGAGGAAACCAAAAATGATTGGAAGGACGATGAAACAACGGCGTATTACTACAGCGTAAAAGCATATTCATGGGCTGACACAATGATTCTTGCAAGGAGACATCGCAATGCCACGTAACTTTAAACAAGAATACAAAACGCAGGTTGAACGTGGTGAACACGAGAACCGCATGGAGCGTCAACGAGCGAGACGCAGGCTTGACGCAAAAGGTGTAAACCGCGCAGGCAAAGACGTAGCCCACGTCAAAGCTTTGAGCAAGGGAGGCTCTAACGCTACTGGCATCAAGCTGCAAGCGCCAAGCAAGAACCGAAGCTTTAAACGCAAATCTGACGGCAGCATGAAGTGATTGAGCAGCTTGTTGAGTCAACATATTTCAACGAGACCGTTCGCGTATCTTGCCCTTTCTGCTCACCCGAACGCAGGAAGTCAAACAGTAAAGACATGACCCTTACTCGCAAGAATGACGGTGCGGTTGTCTATCACTGCCACCATTGCTTTGCCAATGGCTCCGTGCAACCCGAAAAAAAGGAATTCAAATTGTCTGCCGTCCCATCTAAAACGGTCATCAACCAACCACTCACGCAATCCCACTACAACTGGCTCATGTCACGAGGGATCTCTCAACAAACCGCAGACAAGTTCAAACTGTTTGCCGCAGATAAATACTTCAACAAGATAGGCAAGGTCACCCCTGCGGTTGGCTTCCCCTACTTCAGAGACGGTGCATTGATTGCCACCAAGTACAGATCAATCGATGCAAAGGACTTCACCCAAGACATGGGCGGGGCGCATGACTTCTTTGGCATAGACCAAGTTCAAGCTGGCGCACCCATCATCATTGTGGAAGGAGAGATGGACGTCCTATCAGCAGTCGAGGCTGGTTTAAACAACGTGGTTTCAGTTCCGTCGGGCGCACCCGTCAAGGTTGCGGACGGCAAGGTTCTCCCGTCAGAGGATAAGAAGTTTGCCTTTGTATGGAACGCAAGGGAAGTATTGGAGAAAGCACCCTACATCGTATTAGCCACAGACCAAGACACCGCAGGGCAAGCGTTAGCTGAAGAGTTGGCAAGGCGTATAGGTAAAGATAAATGCAGGCTCGCCAAGTTCCACAAGAAAGATTTAAACGAAGTCCTGATGGATGACGACCCAACGCAGGATGATCACCCGTCAAAGCTAATACAGAAGATCATTGATGATGCCCAGCCGTACCCGATCAGCGGACTCACCGACCCTAGCGCATACTTTGATCGTTTAAACGATCTCTGGGCGAAGGGTTCTGGGAAGGGGTTCAGCACAGGCTACCCTTCAATAGATGACGTTTACACGATAGCACCTGCGCAGATGACTGTGGTGACGGGCTACCCCAGTTCGGGCAAGTCCAACTTTGTTGATCAGATCATGGTTAACTTGGCGGCTAAGTTCGACTGGAAGTTTGCGGTCTGCTCGTTTGAGAATCAGCCTGAGATACACATCAGTAGGTTGATGGAGATTTACACCAAGAAAAAGTTCTTTGACGGGCAACATAGGATGACTGACGCAGAGAAGCAAGATGCGTTTAAATTTGTACAGGAACACTTCATATTCATAGACACAAACGGGGAGGAACCCAGCACCCTTGAGTCGATCCTTGAACGGGCAAAGGTTGCGGTTAAACGCATGGGCGTACGTGGGTTGGTCATCGACCCATACAACTACATCGATCTAAACAAGACCAACAGCACAGAGACAGAGGCAATCAGCAATATGTTGACCAAGGTACAGAAGTTTTGCAAAGCCTTTGACGTGCATACATGGTTCATTGCCCATCCCTCAAAGATCAACAGATCAGGTGTAGACCAGCCCCGCCCCGATGGTATGTCGATCAGTGGATCAATGGCATGGTGGGCAAAGACAGATTGCGGCATCACAGTCCACAGGGGTGAGCGCAATGTCGTTGAAATCGCAGTATGGAAGTGCCGCTATAGATGGGTGGGGACACAAGGGGAAACGACCCTGCTCTACAACAAGGTGAGCGGTACGTATGAGGAAAACCTAGACAACTTCTAGACAAAAGAAAAGGGGGCTTGCGCCCCCTTATTCAATCTTGCTTGTTGAAGTAATCGCCAAGCGGTCTACTAAACTTTTCGGGGCTTCTGCCCATCTGCATACCAAGAGCAAAGACGGCATCCTCACGATTCTTGGCGACAAAGCCAAGCCCTAACGTGCCAATCTCGTCACGATACTCAGCCCTCCAAGCCTTAAGTTCTTTTATGTATTCAACTTTGATACTCATTACATCTCCTAGTTAATGTTTAAACATAACGCAGCAGCCAGCAGCAGCTCACCAGATGAGCTTGCTGCAAGACTGTTTAAACAAGCCGAGCTTTAAATAAAGCAGACAGGATGTTGTCGTAGCGACCCCAATACCTCGGGGTTGCAAGATGCACTTTAGACTTGACGTAGACCAGCCATGCGCCGTTGTCATGCTTGACGTAGGCTTCCCCTTTTGGGACATAAGACGGGTCAGGAACGACCGCCAAACAACCCCATTTGGATACTTCAGCATTGAACTTGGCGCAGTGGTCATCAATTACCTTGACAACCCTCATGCAGTCACTTTGATGGGTTGACCACGATAGAACATCGGAGTGCCGTTGTCCTTGCAGTCAATGTAAAACTCAATTGCAGATGCGATGGATTCCCAGTTCAAACCTATGTTGGCATCAAACGCAGTCTCGGCAACACGCATAACGTTTAAACAGTCTTCATCGGTAAACCCTGAAGCATCCTCAATGTCTTCTGTTTCAATGCAATTGCGGATATCTTCAATACCCCACTCGTCACGCAATACCCACTCGCCATCATTTCCTTGAATTAATCTAGCCATTATGCGCACTCCTCTGCATGATTGATTACAAACTCGCCGTGATCACCGACCACAGGCTCACCCTCGGTGTAGTAAAAGATACGCTCGTCTTTGGCATCTTCTACGCCATCCCACTCGCCATCGGACACAACCATGCCCATGAAGTTTTCTTTGGTATCAATCCAATACCCATCGCATACAAACAGTTTCATGTTGTTTCTCCCAAAAGTTTAAAGTTATGTGCGGTCTCTCCCGCCGTCACCGCCCCAGCATATTCAATCTGCGGTTGATTGTTTGAAAGATTGCACCCCCCTAAACCTTGCGGGGGGCAAGGGGTGCAAACACATATGCCATATGGATTCAATTAGCCCCCAACAATCTCTGCAAAAACTTTTTCGTCTATTGGTAGGTTTTCAAAATATAAATAATCATCCTCAACAGCTACCGCCAAAAGATATTTGTTTAAACACTTACCCGTGTAGTAGATATCAAGCGGCTCATCAATCTTTACGGCAAGCCTAAAGTCAGCGCGACCCAAGCCAACATCAACAATCGTTGGCTCAAGTCCAAAGCCACGCAAGTCAGCAATAATATTCAAAGCATCCATCAATGCACCTCATCAGAATCGGGTTGAAAAAAGTTTTCGTATTCCCATACGTAGTCAATGCGCTCAAAGAAGTCACTCTTCTTCACGCCTGTAGATAGAGACAACAACACCAGCACCTTGGTAAGCACTGCCGTTGCCTCTTGCGGGGTCAGTTCGGTATGGCTAACCATCTCGACCAACCCCTCGTAGAACATCGCAAGTTCTTTGGGTGCTGATTGT